ATAGACGCAACTTGATTAGCGCCTAACGCAGCAGTATCGCCAAACGCAGCAGGTGCGTATGACCCTCCACCTATAGCCATATCACCCGCCGTCAGCGCCGCATCACTTGCGCCACCACCAAGACCTGCGCCAGGGCCTAAAGCATACGCACCAGCGGCCATAGCAATAGGCCCGAGATCACCCCAAATTTGGGAGCCAAGTCCTTTATTAGTCCGTTGGCCTAGATAATTGCCTTGTGGGTCATAGATATAAGTAACGCCTTTTGTGCCGCCATAATAGTTCCCGTTTTGGTCTTGGTATAAACCGCCGCCCAAATCTCTAGGGTTATCCCACATCTGGCCTGTTTCAGCGTTTCCGTCCCGAGTTGTAGTGCCGCCTGTGCGTGCAGATTCTTGCAGCGTTTTTAACTGCTCTGGCGTCAGATTCGATTGTAGGTCAGTCCAAAAGCTCATAGTATTACTCCAGTAACAAGCAGTTATTGGCCGCTGCTTGCATTATTAACCAATTCGTGCCATCTGACACCAAAGTTGCCCAATTTCCGGGCACACCCAATAAAATATCCACCGCTGCTGCGCCGCCAATACGGGGCACAACATTGGCTGACGCAGACACCAACGTCTGCGTCTGGTAGTTCAAGAAAGTCACCGCACGCCCAGGCCAACTCGCCGCCGCAGGCAGCGTCACCGTGCAAGTTGAGCCTGTCTTGTTGTTGATCACCCAGTTCTCAGTCGCCGCAAGTGTGAAATCCGCTGTCTTGGTAACCGGCGCTGATGTGGCGCTGGACGCAATCGTCACCGCCCCCGCCCCGTTTGTCACCGTAATGCCTGCGCCAGCAGTCAAAGTTGACTTGGCTAGGGTATTGCCTGTAGTGTTGCCAATCAACAACTGCCCGTCCGTGTAACTGATCTGACCTGTGCCGCCGTTGTTCACATCTAGCGTGCCAGCCAGCACCACAGCCCCTGTCGTGGGCGTAGCGGGTGTCAGGCCAGTAGCACCTGCGCTGAAGCTCGTAACGCCGCTGGAGGCGATTGTGATCGTTCCGGGGCCGTTGGTAATCGCTATTCCCGTGCCTGCGGTCAGATTGTTGACATCGTAGGCCGTCCCTGTGCCGATCAGCAGTTGGCCAGCCGCCGGTATGACATCCGTTCCAGTACCGCCGTTGATGATGGGGGTAATCCCTAGACCGCTACCTGTGATGGTGTAGAGGTTGTAGAAAAACCGATACCACGCCACCGACATTGTATTCGTGCGCTCATCAATGAGGGGCACACGAGGCGCAATGATCTGCGTGATGTTAGGCGTTGTTGCCATGCTCAAGCATTCGTTGGTGAGAGCAGCAGTTCAGCGCCCATCACGGCAAGTTTGACTGGATCAGTTCCCGAAATCTCATAGACCCTATCGCGCAACTTGAGCGTCATCCCCAAGCGCCGCCAGAAGACGCGCCGGTAATACTCGCCCAGCTTGCCCATGCTGGCCCAAGTTTCGTTGGACCATGTGTGACCGCCATCGTCTGACCAGCGCAGCATGACCTGCGGGTTGTAGCCGGGTGCGGCTGGGTAGCCAACAGTTGTCAGGTACAGACCATCTTCAGTGACCAGCTCTAGGCCAGCCTCAGTCTTTAACTCCTCTGGCTCATAGCCTGGGTAGAGGTTCAGACCCGTACCCGACTGGCAGTCCAGTTGCAGGCTGTGGTGCGCTGTACGCTTTAAAGTGTTCTGACCCGTTGGCAGCGCACGCCATGAGCGCAGCCACTTTTGAATCTGGCCGTTGTCAGCGTAAGTGTCAAGGTCCAAGGTGTAGATGTTGCCGTTCTGGTAATCGCCAACAATGGTGTTGCCGCCAAAGTTGCACTGGCAGTTGCTGCGGTGACGGGTAAATTCGCCGTTGTCAAAGCCAGCCCTTTCGTGCCACGCCTTGGTCGCCACATCGTAGACCCAAGTTGCGTTGCCGGTAGGAAAACTGATCACATAAAAGGCATGTCCTTCTTGCTGATAGGTGTAGGCCACAGCGTCCGAAATGTTGCCGTACTGGGCAATCGCATACTCGACCGCATGGGTAGAAACCCTAGCACCTGTGTAGCCGTTGGCACGATAGACAATACCTTGCCCCCGAGCGTCTGTGCCCAGCCAGAACAAGCCGTTGTCCAGCTTGGCAACGCTAAAGGCCGCAACGCAGCCGATCTCGTTGAAAGCGCCTTGGATGCGGGCTAGGGGAAAGTCAGGAGGCGCAATCCCTGCGTCATACCAGACCTCAACCGAATCAGTCCCAAACAGCCACGCCTCACGGTGGTCCACATTGACGGCCACTAGCCCATCTGGTGAGCCTTCAGCGCTGGCAAACTCTTGGGGGATCAGGCCGTTGTACAGGTCAGTGACCCAGACCTTTTGGGAGTTTGGCTCGTTGTAGACGAAATAGCCGTCCAGATAGCCCACGGTGACAGCGCCTGCAAAGGCAGGGTCTGTGATCTGTGTGAATGTGTTTGCCGCCTCATCGTAGATGAAAGCGTCAGGGTTGCAGGCAAAGAACAGTTGCGTGCCGTTGTCGGCAATCGAGACTGGCCCCGAGCCAGAGACTGTGCCCAGCAGTATGGGCGTGCCGGTCATGCTTTCAAGTTTATAGACTTTCTGGCCGCTGACGACATAAAAATCCGACCCATTGGTCTGGTGCGCCCACAGCGCCCTGATTGGCCCATCGCCCACGGTCTGCAAGAAGTTCAAGCCTGGCGCACGGTTAAGAAACGCCGCCTCCTTGCCGCCCTCGGGGATAACCTCGGGGAACATATTGACCATGCGGTTATCCGCAGCGTTGATGCTGCGGGCGACATAGCTAGAGCCAAGGATGGGTGTTTTCATGTCAGACGTAGCTCGGATACCATTTGGCGGTTCCGCTGTCATAGACCATCGTAAGCGCCCTGTTGACAACTGCCGTTCCTGCCACTGCAATGTTTCCTGCGGTTGTCCAAGTAAAAGCGCCTGTTGGGATCAAGGTGATGGAGCCGCCGCCTTGAGTCAACAAGGTTACTGGGGTGATCGTGACAACAGCAGTCGTGCCGCTTATAAAAGTGGTTGGGCCTGTCGGTGCAATGGTTGTTGCGCTTGCGATTGTCGATGCGCTTGCAGTTGTAGCCGTAATGCCCAAGACCGCAAAGGCCGCATTGACCCGCAGAATCTGACTAGAAGGCGTAGCGTCAAACGTCCCATACATCAGCGACTGCGCTTTGTCTCCTGCGGTATTGGTGCGGTTTTGGTTGTTTACATAGAAACTATTTGAGCCTGTCTCGTAGGTTCCAGCGTATGTGCCGATGGCGACATTACCCGTCCCCGTTACGTTGCTTAGTGCTATCCAGCCAACTGCCGTGTTGTAGTCGCCGTTTGAATTTGAAAACAAACTTTGGTAGCCTACGGCGGTGTTGCCATCGCCGCCAAGGTTGGTGTTAAGGGCTTGATCTCCAACAGCCGTGTTTTTAGTGCCTACTTGATTGGTCAGCATGGCCCTGTAGCCAACGGCCACATTCTCATCGCCGGTCGTGTTTGCCGCTAAAGCACTTGTGCCAAAAGCAGAATTGGTGCTGATTGCGCCCAGTCCCCTGCCCACGGTCAGACCTTGGACAACTGCGCCGCCTGTCAAAGTTGACACGCCCGTCACGCCAAGGGTTGTACTTAGCGAAAGGCTTGTGCCTGTAGCGGCCCCAAGCACAGGAGTAGTCAAACTCATGCTGGTGCTGGTGCAAGCACTTATGTTGCCAGAAGCCACAGTCCCAAGCGCAGGAGTGACCATTGCGGGGCTTGTAAACAGCAGCGTCTTTGAGAGTTGCTTGGTTACGCCCGATTGAACAATTGGCAGCACATCCGCGCCAGCCATGCTTGTGGCTACAGGTAGAGAGGAGATTGCAATGGTGGTCATATAGTAATTTCTGTGTTAAAAGCGAAGCGCAAATATTATGCTGCGTGTACCATTTAGTAGTTACATATTCCCTGCGTAAATATTAAAGCGCTGACGAGTCGCCACGATAGCGTATGGCATTGACATCACATCGTCAGGGTTGTTAATCCGCTTGATGTCACGCTTAGAAGTCATGGCAATGCGCTGGACCTGTGGGCTAGGCTCCACGCCAAACTCAGGCGCAAATTCCATCGCCAAGTTGTAGACGAACGCACGCAGATAGCCAGGTGGGAAGGTCAAGTCCGTCACCAAGGTGGCCGGTTGGCTTAACTCTTCAACGCTGACAAAATGCCACTCCAAGTCCCTTGTAGGCTTGGGGTAGATCGTCATCGTGATGTTAGGGTATTCCATGTTGGTCCACATGACCTGCGGGTATGTGGATGTCACGGTCTTTACAGCAATACCGTTGTACTGCTGCTGATTGATAAACTTGATACCGAAAGACACATTTGTGCCTGGGTCACGGTAGTAGGTGGAATCATCTAGCAGCACAGGCCGCAGACCCGCAAAGTCCCCAGTAGGGCCAAGCGTGCGGGTGATGATGCCGGTGGGCCAAGTAAATATCTGATCTTGCGTGTTGAAAACCGAGAGTCGCTCGGTGTTCCACGAGTCAATCATCTGGTTTAGCGCAATCAGCGCATCCTGCGACATTGATGCGGAGGGTGTCTCACCTTCAGCGAGAATGCCAAGCAGTCTCAGCGCTCGGTTGATTTGATCGCCAGCGGTGGTCGCCATAATTGCCCCTAAGTTATTTCAGCCAGTGCGGGTCTACCCCTACGGCGCTTGACATCCAAAGTGTTGACGATCTCCTCTTGTGGAGGCGGCTCGTCTAAGGTGTATCTCACCCAATCATTCTTCTCATCATACACAGCCTCGGCCTCAACGCAAGCGACTTTGCAGCCGTGAACTGGGTGACGCAAATAAATAACAGCCATATCAATGATGGGGGTGATTAGCCCCCG